CCATAATTATTGTACCGTTGATAAGTCACGAGCATCATTCATTACATCTTCTGGTAACCCCTTTGATACTCTTAACATTTGAAATATCTTTCCTATAATCTCACTCTCCACACTTTTTGGAACATTAAGAGTAGCAGTTAGCAAATCGCCAGTACTACTTATAGCTCCAACCATTGTGATATTTACCGAAGTAAACATGTATTCTTGTATATTATCGTAATACAGTTTGCCATTCTCAATATAAGACAAAATAAAGCCACGCACAGCAGGCAACATGTCCTGCATAAACTTATCCTTGTTTTTCATTAAAACTATCTGCCTACGTCTTCCCTGTATGCCTAGAGGAGTAATACTAACTATCTCTTGGTTGTTTGGTAACGCAGCAGGTATTTGTGGTAAAACAGAATAGTTCTGCTTTAGTAAACTATCGTAAGCAACAGGAACACTTGTAAATGTAGATGTGAACGTATCATTTGCATAAGTAGTTTCACCTAAATTACTATTCTCAAATGCGTTTTTCCTTGCCTGAACAGCAACTTCTTGCGCCACCAATTCAGCAATATACCTTAAACTGAAAGATGCGTCATCAGAAGGAATGCCACCGTATAGCATTGTCCTAATCTGTTCACTTATTTGCTGATATGTCATTTCGCTTGTTGGGTTTCTAATTGTCCAAATTGTTGCAACATGCCATCTCTCATGTTCATTGCAATATCTTGTAATGCAAGATAAATAATATTATCCAAATCTGTTTGATTCCACTCTGGCTGAACAGATAAGGTTGCATTATAAACAGGTCTGCCACTAACCAATGTGTATGCCCAAACACTTGTTGTAGGAGCTTTTAAATACACTAAAACAGCACTCGTTAAATTAGTAGGATAGAACTGCAAATATGTTTTGTATTCCGTATAAATAGGAAATGTAGATGTAGGAGCTTCTATCTTTGATGATAAATGGTTTGCCAATCTATCTTTTTCTACTCTAACTATTGGGTATTGTTCAGTACCAACGACATGTGTTAAAGCATCTACGTGAAATAAATCAGCAGGAAATGTATATTTCCCAGCAGTAGAGCCAGTAGTAGGCAAAGTCAAATCAATTGGGTCACTAAAAAATCTACTTAAAGCATCAGATATACGCTGTGTCTTATAATATTGTGCATAAAGAGAATTATAATATTTAATTTCCGCTCTAGGGAATATCAAATTAAAATCATTTGGAGAAATATTCCCCAAAAAACCGCTCTTATTGGCACGATACTGAATTAACTTATATATTTCGTTGATGTTTGCCATTGACGTTTTTTTACTTAAACAAATGTAACACAAAAAAGATAATAGTTTTTTAAATCAAAAAACCCCACACCTTTCAGCATGGGGTAAAACAAAGAGAGAATTTGGACAGAATCCTCTTTTTATTAAATCAATTTAGAAACTTGCTCAAATAAATCAAGAATTTCTTGTTCCTTATCTACTGCCCTTTCAGCTAATTGACTTGCAACATCCGCATTTGGTGCGATGCTAGTAATATCTGCCTTGCTTTCTGACCAGATAAGCTTGCCGCTGTTTTTGTTTACAGAAACAATACCAACCTTTACAGCTTCAGCAAAAGCATACTGATACTTATTTTTTGGATTTACAAAATGCTTAACGAAGTAAGCAGGATTTGCCTTAGCGTTTACAATGAAGTCTTTTCTTACTCCTGCTTCGCTTTGCTCCAAGCTTATGCCTAAAACACTTGCAAACTCATACATCTCTTTTACAGAAGCATTTCTTGCAGCACTTTCAGATTCCCATGCTAAATCAAGGTTCGCTTGTGTACTCTTTAATATCGCTTCTGGGTTAAGAAGTCTATAAACAGGAGGTATCTTCTTTAACTGCTTTTTCTTAGCCTCATACATGTCTTGAATCATCAATGCAGCTAATTTAGACTTCTCTATTCCTCTAACCATCAACTTGCCATTTTTAAATTCAAGCTGATTGTCTGTATTTGAAAGCAATGATGCTTCTTCTTCTTTAGTTAAATCACGCTGTTCATCAATCCAAATAGATTCTTCTGTATTGATAAATCTCCACGCTCTTTGACGATTATCTTCTTCATCCCACGCAAGACCACTATTAGGTATTGCAAATGTAGGAGGATATAAAGAATCGCTTTTACCTACACTTTTTTCGCTATTTCTTCCTGTTATAACAACAATCTCTGGCTTGTAAAGTGCATGCGTTCTAATTAACTCAAATTCAAAAACCTTATCCAAGTCATCAACAACATGGGTAGGCTTTTTCCCGAAATTGGGATTTCCTTTTTTCTTTTCAATTAATGCTTCCATTTTTTTCTCTTTGGTTTTTATTTAAAAAAGGGTGGAGAATTTCCCCACCCTTCTTGCCTAATTACTAGGACTTCTTTAATATAACATATTGGTTCGCAGCGAATACCATCACTCCGTAATATGCCTGCTGGAATACATCTAATTCCAACTTGGTAGTCTTACCGTTTGGAGAAAGACCTCCAGTTTCACCGATAACAACCTTACCGAATCCAGGGATGTTCTGGTAACGAATACAGAAGTTAGGAACAATGTTCTTAGTTCTTGCATCAGTACCAGTTCCTTTAGGAATCAATAAACCGAAATTATCACGAGTAGTTCCTGCAACATTATTGCCATAGAAAGCTGACTGTGAGAACGGTAAGTAACGAGTGAAGTTGTACTTACGGTTGTATGGAGTAAATGACTTAAATCCTCTTGCAAGGTCTAAATTATCCATGTTACCTGTTTGTGCGTACAAAATAGCACCGTTATTGAAATCGTTACCTAAAGCATTTTGGATTTCGATACTCTGGTTAGTATCAGACAACCAATCATACTCACCCGGCCCGCCTTGTGCATCAATCTGACGCTCGATTTGAGCGAAAGTAGTTTGTGCGCCCATTGTAGAGTAGTATTGAGTAGTTCCGTTTGCTTGTACTTGTTGGATAACTCCAGCAGTACCAGATTCGTTGTACCCTAAGTTGTCAGTAAGGTTTGAATCCATAAGAGCAACTTCTTTTTGAAGCATCATCTCATAGTTGTCATCCTTTAACTGCTTGTACTTGTAAAAACGCTGACCATCAATTTCGAAATCAATTCTTTCCGCCATTGATAAATCTGTGAACTTACTATCCTTACGGATTTGAGTACAGTAGTTTGTGTACTTGTCGATGTTACGAACTTCAGTACCTGTGTAATCAGATGCTTCACCTAAGTACTTGTAACCTCTGTTCTGTAATACATCACCTGCAAGAGTTGAAGCATTATCAGTAGAAATTACTGGTGTTAATACAAAAGTGTGAGCATAAGGGGTAGATTTATTTGGCACTGCACTTACACGAGATTCAACTCCTGTACGGGCATTGTAATAAATCTGACCCTCATTCGGTAAAGAACGAGTACCTGAAGCTGAATAAGCTCCAGCAGCAACAGTAATAGTAGCTGGTGCGCCTGCTGATACAGAAACCGCTGCGGATGACTGTACGAAGCCCATTGCACGACCTGCTTGCTCATACCAATAGAACAATTTGTTGTCCGTAGGCATTTCATTACCTGCTAATTCGTTCATCATAACAATTGGAACGAACTTCCATTTGTCGATAAATTGGTTGTACGCGCGTGGTACAATAATGTTAAGCTCGCTAATAAGCGTGCCTGCTCTGGTTACAGAGGGGGTGGTAAAACTTGATGGTAAAGCTGACATCTTGTTGGGTTTTAAATTAGTTTATTTTTGTTAATTATTCCCCAGCTTCCATTGCTACTTGCCAGAATGGTTTAGAAACTTTAAAATCAGATGATGATTTATCATCCATATCAATATTCTTTATATCTCTGGAAATAACTTCTTTTCTAGTAGCTGTTTTTATTTGCGTTGCTACTGACCCAATCATTTTACCTTCATTTTCTAATTTATACACATCCTCGGCAATCTTTAGAATATTAGGGTTTCCTTCTTGGTTAAACCAGCCACGCTTTGTTAAATAATCTGAAGCATTAAAGTCTTTCATAGTATTAGTTAAGCTCGCTTTTTCTTCATCAGTAATTTTGTAAACGACATCCTCGCCATTTAGTTTATACTTGAAATCAGAAAGTTTAGGAACTTCACTAGTTACCATTTCCTCCCATTGCTTATTTGCTTCTGCAACTTCAGCTTCGGTAGGCTCGACTTGTGCCTCTTGACTTATTTTTGGAAATTCTATGGTTTTCTTTTGCTCATCCAATGAACGTCTTGCTTCCCTTGCATCCCTTGCAAGTATTGTTTCACGTTCATCAATAAGCTCGTTAAATTGAACTGCTTTTTCGTACTCTTCTGGATAAATGTCTTCATCTATTGCGGTCAAGTCTTTTTTAGCCGATAAATTTCCGTACTTTGATTTAATTTCAATAGCGATATCCTTATCAGTCCATGTAGGGTTAGAGCGCGTAAGGTTTTCTTTTACAACATCAAAATCCGACATAGCCGAATAATCTTTTCTTTTTTCAGATAAGTAATTGAAAACTTCTTCTTCTTTACCTGCTTGAAGTGCATCTAAAAGCTGTTTAGCTTCTAAACTCATTTCTGGGTACTTCTCAACAATCTTTTCTGCTACTGGTGTAACTACTTCTACTGTTGTTTGCGAAGGCTCATCTTCGATAATAGTAGCACCTTCTGGTAAAACTATTTCTACTGTACTTTCAACTACTGGAGCTGGAGTATCGTCATTAGAAGAAACAATCTCTGCTCCTTCTGTTGTGGTTTCTACAATCTGTTCATCGAAATTATCAAGAACAGCGTCTTCCCACGTTTTTGCTACATTTACTTTTTCACTCATTTTGATTTGTCTTTAAATTCTCTACTACAAACTTAGACTATAAAAATCAACTTTTTTTCATTTACATCATTTGCTCTTCTTCGCCTTCCATCATCTGCTCTTCGCCCATAGCCATTTGCTCTTCGCCTTGACCCATTTGCTCCTGCATCATGCCTTGCTCTTGCTGTTGCTGCATCATCATCTGTTCTTCTTCGGCAGCCATTTGCTGTTCCATTTCAGCAGCTTCTCTTTCATTTTCAGCAAGCTCTTCCATAAGTAACTGCTTGTTAGTTTTATCTACTAACCCAATTCCATCGAAAATCATTGAAGGCATCTGGTCGATAGTCTTTCCTTGTGCAAACAAAGATTTCATAAGCTCTATCTTTAGAATGCTTGAGTATTTGGTTATTTCTTCAACCTTCATGGCTTCAAGTTTATCATTTTCTCTTGCCTTCTCTAAATCATTTTTAAGCTGAATAACTTGCATTTCTCCATCGGACTTTGCTTTTGCAGCAGCAATTGCAGCTTCCGTATTTGATTGAGAATTTAATTGAGCTTCTTTTATTTTTTGCTTTTCACGTTTCTTTTGTCTTGCGGCCAATAAATAAGAAGCATATTTTACATTTGTTTGAGATAAAGATTCTGCTTGTAAAGCATCTTGAAGCGTAATCTCTTTATTGTTTAATGCAATATTAATACGTTCTTGCAATATAGCTTGCGCAGTATCATCTAAAACAGCCTCAATCTTAACATCGAATTGCGCTCTTTCAAAGTCATCAGTTGATTCAACTATTACATACTCTACTTTATCATTACCAAGCGCGGCCATATACCCTTCGTAACCACCTTTTTTGTAGACCAAAATATCCCAGCCTAACTGCTGAACCTTTTGTGCAGTAGGCTCCATTATATTTAAGTAAGCGTTGTATATATAATTTGAAGCACTTTCTCCCTGCTTTCTAGCATCTTGAAATACTTGCTTCCCAACCGCTTGATTATTTATTTGTCCAGAATCTAATGCGTTAGAACCTATAATAACAACAAGCTTTTGATATTCAGACTGCCATTGAGCTTCTAACTGTTGTAATTTGTTTGAGAAGTTTACGTTGTTTGGCGTAATCGGAGGTTGCCTTCTTTCTTCGCCATCATCCCCAATACCTTTATAGTACATATTACCTGTTTGTAGGTAAATTCCGTATAACTGCAAAGGAGAAACAATACCAACACCAGAACCTAAGTCAATATCAGAAAGACCCGCAAAATCAATATTTGAGCCATCTGGAGCAATTGTTGCTATTATATTTTGACATTTAAGATTAAGCAATTGCATCATCTTAATACTAGGTATCATAGTTTCAATCAATGGAGTATTTACCATTTGATTGTTGTTGTACATGTAAACAGTATATGGAGAAGATATTTCCGTAAGGTTCTTCTCTGGCTTAATCATGTTTTTACTCAATCCCCATTCAAGGACTTTGTCTGTATTGATAATGTAAGCACCTGTATAGCTAACGTAATATGGCTTAGACTTTTCGTATTCCTTGCCTTCTTTTAATTCTTTTGCAGGGTCTAAAATCTCTTTACCAAATCTATCTAACTTCTTTTCGTAGTTGAGATTGTACAGGGTTTTATAAGTTATATTACATACTTGAACACGATATGAATCGTAAGGCCTTGCAACAGCATTTAACCATACATAAGACCAATTGTAAGTCCATAAAGCATTATTAAATAACCCTGAATGCTCTCTAGCTAAGTCAAATAACTCTTGCTCGCTAAACTTGTTTGGGTACTTTAATCTTATATCGGTAATGGTCATGTAATCTACTTCTCCCTGCCATTCCCAATCCCTCATATCATTCCATTCAGAATAAGAAGTGATAAAATTATCTGGCTTAACGAATTTGATTTTTACTCTACCATTAGGGTCTATGTATGTTTTTGTTACAGCATAGCCACAATTAATTAAGTCATCAAAAACTCTATCTTTTACAACCTTGCTCCATTTGTTATCATAAAAAACAAGATTGATTAGGTTTTCCATAACAACCTCTTCACGCTCTTTATAATTAAAGCCAAACTCAATATCTAATTCTTGCTCATCTTCTGGGTCTGTATCTTTAAATTCTTCTAGTTGAACGCCAGATTCTTGCTGTAAAGCCATAATAGCTTCCTTGTTCTTCATCTTGAATAGGGCATCATTCTTTGCCTTTTCTTTTTTAGATTGAGTGAAGGGGTCTATGGAAACGCAACTTATTTTTTCTACTCTTTGCATGTATCTGTCTTTAAGACGATTCAAGAAAGGTATAGCAATTGGGTTTGGGGTATATTGTAAATTAATTACCGACAGCTGGCCTTCAGTATCAATGATGTCTTTGTATTCTGACATCGGCTGTTTACCAACAGAAAAAGAACGGTTATAGTCAAACCTTTGCTTTTTTACTACCCACGATTCCGAACCGTAGCCAGATTTCCATCTTTCATAGCAAGATTTTAGCACAGAAAAACCAAAACTTTCAGAGTTTTTTTGCTTGTCTGAATCTAATGTATTTGGTAGAGATGATTCGTGTATAGGCATAATTAATTAATAAAAATCGTTTCTCAAAGATAAAATAAGTTTTAGTGATATTTTTGTGATGCTGGCTTAGTGAAAACATGGAATATTTTTAATTTACTATTATCCATTTTTTTAACAGGTAAAGCATGTTCCTTTAACCCCATCAATGAATATCCCCAAGCCATACAAGCATCATAGTCTGTACGCGAGTTGATATTGAAATTAACCATATCCTTCAGTAAGCGCAAAAATTTAATTTTATGTACATTATTTAAAGCATACTCTACCATTTCTGTTAAGTGCTGCTCTCTAGCTTCTTTATCTTGTGGCGCAATACCGTAAACCTCCGAATTGTTTGAACGCTTAGTACTGATTAAATATCCATGCTTCTTGGCAGTTTCAAGTGGAGAAGCATATCGCTTAATGATAGCATAATCCTCCCAATCAGTAGGACTTCTTTCAGCAAGCATCTTTAAGCCAAAATATTCAAGTCCATAAAAAATCTGACCATGAAATTCCTCCTTTGTCTTCGGCCTTCCTAAAAACATAGCAACAGGCATATTAGATTCTTCTGGATTTAAAGCATCGTATCTTTTATGAATTATACAGCAAGCATCAGAACCCTTTTCTACCGTTTGTTTAGCATTAGCAAATGTATCAAGACCAGCAGCTCCGTATGCTGTATTGTTAGGGCATTTTACGCTACCGTTATAAACAGATTTGTTTACGCTATCAGGAAATTCTAAAATATGCCACATACCCTTTGCGCTATCCACAAAATAAACTTCGCCACTATCAGTCTTTTTAAAAACGCCTATACGACCATTCTCTTGCTTACCCTTACCTTCAAGCTCTAACTCAATAGACAAAATCTGCTCATTAACTTCATTTAAGTTAAAATGGCACATGTTGTTTGAATCCTTAAACACCTCTTGCCACTCAAAAGGGTACATCCTAATCCATTCAGATAATTTATCTGGATTGTTTGATAGAAGTGACCTTCTTTCTTGTATGTATTGCTTTGCTCCTACTTTTGGATTAGGGCATGCCTTTTTACCTGTTGTTGGGTCTGTTAGCTTTGTCAGGTAAGCTGTTTGCTCTGGAGTTGGATTTTCTATTACAGAGTTTCCGTATTTATCAATATATCCAAAATACCCTCTATACCCTTCAAGGAAAAATCTTTTAAGGCGTGTTTCTGTCTGGCCGATTGTATCTAGCTTACCCAAATGGTTAGAGCCTACCCAGATTCGCTTAAAGTTATCACCCCCCTTATCTCCTCTATTCACAGAACTGAATACTGAAACATGGCCAATTACTGACGCTCCAACAACTAGGGTTTCACTAATCTTTGTTAAACATATCTCAACATTTGCTTCTTCCCATTTTGCCGCTTCATCTATGGTAATATTTCTTGCTCTACGACCATCGTAAGCGTTCTCCGCAGTTGATAGCCAGTTGATACGATTATTTTTACCTTTATCCCCAGAAACTGTTTTGTTATTTGTAGATATTCTGCTTCTAGGTTTAGCAATATGCAATTCAGTTTCTGCAACCTTTGCTAAGTCTGGCATTAAAAATTCTGGTAAGTTTTCTAACCCATTCTTTACCATTAAATACATTTCCTTCGCATCCGTACCTGTTTTTGATACAATACCCTGCAAGGTGTTTTCCTCTAGCAAACCTATGAGTAAGTTTATTGATGCTTTCATTGATGAAAGTCCAACACGCCTTCCCTTTATACCGCAATCTCCTAATGTAAAATCATCATCTTCACAAATTTGATAGAATCTAAAATATTCCAGTGATGTGTCTTTGAATATTGGATATATGCCTTCTTGAAGCATAAACCATTGATGAAAAAAATAAGCGTACTTATTAAAATAAACAGGTTCTCCGCATATCATTATCCAAGCCCCTGTATGAAGTCTTTCTATCTCTGCTTCATACCATTCAATCTGACCCTTTGCTGGCTTTTCGTGCCAAACAAAGCCATCCTCTGGGTTCGTGTTCCAACCCCATTGCAAATATGTAGTATCTCTACTCCATATCTGGTCACGCCTCATTAATTCTCTGCCTCTAATGATTTTGGGTACATCTGGCGTGACGTACTCAATACCCTGAACCATAACTTTAATTTGCCTTGCCATTCAACTTGCTCTTTATCCTTCTCTCCGTTTTTTCAAAAATACTTTCACCAACAGAACCATCATCTTTATTTTCATCTAAGCTTCTTAGAGCTTCAACTACTTCAGAGAATGATTTTATCTTGTCAGATTTATCAATAAGTTTAATAAAGGTATCTACAATTTTATGAGATATTTCCACATCGTTGCCATCTTCATCTTGTTGGCCACTAGCCATCATATCAATATCGGTAGCAATCTTGCCTGCCATTGAATCTATTGAAGTAATTAAGCGTAGTGTATTTGAACCATTTATAGCATTAACTTTATGTTCAAGCTTTTCAATGTAAGCATCTATATCTTTTACGCCGCTACGCAGCATTTCTAATTCTTTCCCTATCATAATTTAGATTTTATGGGTAACGGAGCTTCCTTATCCTCAAACTTATCCTTGTAGTTATTCAGTAAGATACGCATATCTTTATTTATTACCGTAGCAAACTCTTTAAACTTCTTTTTACCAACCAAACTAACAACATACTGATTAGTTCTTTTCTTAAACTTTTCAACCAAACCATTTTCTATCAAAACATCTAAAGACCTTACTGCTGTATTTAATTGGATGCCAAACAATGCAGCATCTTTTAATTCAAAATACTGAAAATGATTTACAATAATAAACATATTCAATACATTAATCGACATCTGCTGTTTCTTATAAAACTTTGTAAGCACAGGATAAGAAGTAATAGCATCAAGGAAATAAGTAGAATTTATCCTATTATGAACAACTTTTTTACTTAAAAGATTTGATGCCCTTCTTTGTATAGCCATTCTTGACAGCTTCTTGGCTTTAGTAAGTTTTCTAGCTTCGCTTGCGCGCTCATATATTCCCCTTATCCTTTTTTCATAGTTTTTCTTTACAATATCGGCTTTATTTAAGGCATGGAAGGAAGACATCCTTAATTTTGCTATTTCTTGCTTTAAGTCCTTAATGACTTTATTATCTGGGTTTTCAAATAGCTTAACAGGAATTTCTAATGGTTCTTTTGAATTTATTACACGCTTTAATGCTAGTGAAGGATTAACGCATATCGTATAACCACCCTCAATTCTAACGCCATTAGAAGTCACCAAACCAGACTTTCTATATTTGGCATGCAAAGACAAAAAGTTTTTTGAAACTACAATAGCGTTGTCACCAATTTCTCTAGTGACAATAGCGTGATATGCTTGAACTATCCCCTTAACAATATCCTGCGACTGCTTTGATATACTAGCAATCTCTTTAAATATTTGAGAATCATCAACCTTCCTTTGTTTTTCCATTTTACTCAATTGTTGCCGCAATCCATTCTGGAGTTATCTTAACGTATTTTTCTCCATAAATATCTATTTCGTATTGGTAATTATCTTCAGCTACAATTGTATTCCCGACATTTATCTTTGAATTTCTAGGTACATGCGTCACAATAAGCTTCAGCGGTTCTTTTTTTATTTCTTCAGAACTTAAAAATATACCAGAAGATGTTTTTGGAGCTTCAATTACTATCTGCTTTGCCAAAAATGTATTATCTGACATCTCAAAATCATCTTTACCGTTTATTTTAAATAAAATTGTCTGGAAAGGTATATACTTAACATCGTCAATAATTAAAGATGTACCGTATTGTAAATAATGCACAAAAACTAAATCTTCATTTTGCAAACCATATTTTTTATTAGGCTTAATAACTTTTGCAATCTGGGGATTTGTTGCCTTCAGGTCTTTGTTATTCTCGTACATGGTTTTATCATCAAACTCTTGATAAACCCATACGTCTGGTCTTGCAATCTCAATATCGCCTATCTTGACTGTTCTGTTATGCGTTTCATCAAACTCTACGCCTACCCAATCGTTTATTGGGTTTCCATTAGACGTAAATATCTCCTCTTCTCTAATCAATACGCATGCTTGTCCGTTATTATCCACCAAGTAACCTATGTTTGGGGTATATGCAACTTTGTCACCAACACTAACAACAACAGGTCTAAACTCCCCATTTTTTTGGTTATAACACCCATCGCCGACAGCAACAACAACACCCTTTGTAAATGGTTTTGCAATAGTGTCTGGGGTTATAATGATTGAGCTTGTAACTACTTCATCTGGAGCAATTAAAACATAATTTAGATTTGGTTTCATGATAATATTCTTTCTATTCTTAATTCGTTTACTTTACTTAATAATCTATTTTCACATATCCAATCCCAAGAATCGTTATTTAACATTTCTAATCGGTAAGAATCATCTTTTACTTTTAAAAACTCTTCTTTAAACCCATTTTGAATAGGTATTATAAAGGGTAAATTAAATTCTAGCAGATTTATATTACCCATAAATGCAGCACCAGCATAGGTAGCTTCAAGAAAAGATATATTACTTTTGCCATTATTAAATACATTATTCAGAAGCGGGAAAAATGCTATACTTGGATTTAAATTATGATAGCTTTGATAAAACTGCATAATTGTAAGAGGGTCTGTATAAGTATGGTTATCGCCAGTCCTATTCTCTAAAAAATTAAACCTGCTGCCTTGAAACCTAAATTCCCAATCCTTATTTTCATTTATTGTTTCTACAATATCATTTATATTCTGATACACATCGTCTTCGTGACTTGCTCCGCCTCTGTACGCTGCAATCTTATTGTCTTTATTGAATTTTCTTTTTTTATTTATTGGGTATAGATAATCATTATGAGCATTGGGTATAATATGAATATTCTTATTAAAGAACCTATATTCTTTTTTTATAGATGGAGTTGTTACCCAAACCTCATCTGCAATACTTAAAGCTTTTTTTATATTTGCTCTTTGCTCATTTAGTGTTACAGAAGCGTTGTTATGAAACGGAACATTTAAAAGGTCATCATCATATTCACATATAACCCTAATTCCCATATCCTTTGCAATCATAATTAAATTCACATGATATTCATGATAAGGTCTTTGGAAGATAAACACATCAGCACCTATAAGACTTTCCCATCCATAAGACTTCTGAACATTAAAAATATTTTTTACAGAAATATCTTTTGAATTTAAAAAAGGCAATATACCATTTGTTCTATAAAAAGAGGCGGCATCATCTTCCACCATGCTTAAATAATAAACAGTTTTCATTTTGCAAATTTTAAATGTCCTTTTTTATACATACTCTTTAAATCTTGATAAACCATTCTTTTTGATTTATCATCAGAAGTTTCAAATTCCCTATTGGATATTTGTTTTAACTTGCGTGCTTTTTTACCGTTCATTTTCTTTTGTATAATCTATTGTGTACTACGTTAAATACAAATTCAAACTCTTGCCCTATTTCTGTTTTCTCCCATTCTAATACCGCATCCGTAACTGGCTGAATACCTTGAAAATAACCCCAAGGTTGGTTCATATCGTTACAAGCGTCATCAATCAATAGATACCCTCCTTGCTTAATCATTTTTGGGTAGTTTGCTAAATCTGATTGTACAATATCAAAAGCATGCCCTCCATCAATGTATAGAATGTCATATTGCTCTGTGCTTTTAGATTTTTCAATTATCTTAGCATCTGTACTTGAACCATGATAGATAGTGTAGTCTTTCTTTAAGTTGAACTGCTGATGAATAGTAACTACATCTGCAAAGTAATCGCTATCCCAATGTCCATCACTACTATCCATAGGACTTACACCGTAACGAACTACTTTCTTGCTTGATATATCAGCAAGTAATTTATAAAGAGATAATACTTGTCCACGAAAAATTCCCACTTCTAGGAACTTAAATTCATTCGGCATTTCATCTACAAGTAACTTATGTAGCCAATGAAAGCTACGTTCCCCAAAACCGAAAACATTACCTTCTACAAAATCTCTGTGTGCCTTTATCTTTGTATTGTCGTTTACATACCCAATAAACGTATCGTTTATTTCTTTGTGGTATTCAGGAGCGTCTTTCCACTCTTTAGCATAATCGTGTAGTTTCATAACAAGTCTAAAATTTTAGTGCTGTCTGTCCTGCCATTAAAATGAATTATAACAGGTTGGCTTTTAGTTTTTAAATTCTGAAGTCTTTTATTTTCATACCCAAAATCATCATCAGCAATAAATGAGTATGCTTGGAATACTTCGCAATTGTAATCTAAAACTTTATCATCTGGGTTATTTAAAAATTGATTTGCCATCCACAGTTGGTCATCATCTGTGTACAATGGGGGGTTAGCTTCAATCATATCAATAAACAATTTAGAAGGACTGTAATAGCTACCAGAGTTTATATACTTCCATTCACTATCTGTTTTTGGGTATTGAAAAGCCAATTCAGAGTTTGGCCAACAGTTTTTTTCTACTGAAATCAGCATCTTTGTTCTATCTTTTATTTTTTCAAGAACCTCTTGTGGAGAAGATAAAGCAACAACATCGTAAGCATCTACAAATATAAACTCTGTAATGTCAGGATTTTTTTTCAAGTGA